GGCGGGCCTGGGTGCACATAGGCGGGCCTGGGTGCACATAGGCGGGCCTGGGTGCACCTAGGCGGGCCTGGCGCACCTTGGCGCACCTTGGCGCACCTAGGCGGGCCTGGGTGCACCTAGGCGGGCCTGGCGCACCTAGGCGGGCCTGGGCGGGCCTGGGTACACCATGGCGTGTTTGCCCCATGGGCCAGACATGCGCAACCGCTTGATTTTATTGGAAGACGGGCCTTATATGCCTGAAATTATTGGCCCAGATAAGTGCTTGAAATTATTATTACAAACCACCAAGTGGCTGAAATCATTAGAGGCGACGATAAGTGGTTGATTTTATTAACAGCACGCGGGTAAAGAGGCGGAATAATAAGGAAAAACCGTAACCACTTGAAATCATTAGCAGCGAAAAAACCATGGCTGAGGGTGTAGCGGAATTTTTTGACCATTTTGAAAAACGTAAGCGCTTGAAATCATTAGCAGCAAAAAAGCAATGGCTGAGGGTGTAGCGGAATTTTTTGACCATATGGATGAGGGTGTAGCGGAATTTTTGGATCAAAAAAGAAACGCCGCCAAAAAAATACTTGACGCCGCACAACGTCGCGAATATCTGAAAAGCACCAAGACCGCGATAGGCGCGGCCGGGAACCAAAAAGGAGGTCCAACGATGAAGCGAGGGGACAGGGCCGCCTGCCCTGTGTGCGGGAAGGAATTCATCGTCCACAACGTGCGGCAGGTATACTGTTCCGCCAAATGCTGGCGGAGGGCTCGGACGCTCAGCGGCAGAGACCACGTGAAGAACGTCCCAGCAGTCTGCGTCATCTGCGGGGCGGCGTTCCTCACCAGCAGGAACGCAAAGGCCAAGACGTGTTCTCCGCCATGCACCAAGGAATACCGCATCAAGCGCATCATCATGGCGGCATCTGCCGGCGGCATCCAGTGGGCCAAGGCAGCAGCCTCGGCACAAGCCACACCCCCAGACGCCCCATGGGCACACCCCATGCCATGCCCGTGGGGGAATGATCTATTCGACACCCTCCCGTTTGAGGTGTCGTCGTGGGCTGACCCACAGATGGATCCGATGGCCCAAGGGATGCAACCGTAGTCGCCATCACCTATCACTCGCCATGGCCCGGAATGGCTGTGGCGAGTTTCCGCACATCTGACGCAAAAACACCAACAAAAGGAGGGCAAGATGACAACGAAGGAAGCGATCGAGTATTACGGAGGCGTAAAGAATCTGGCCAAGGCGCTGGGCGTCTGGCCCCAGACCATTTATATTTGGGGGGAGCGGCCGCCCATGGGCCGCCAATACGAGCTCGAGGTGAAGACCTCTGGCGCGCTTCGGGCGGACCGGGAACCGGTCCGCCACCCGCACAACCGAAGCCTTGAGGGGGGGGAAAGATGACCAAGGCGGAAGCGGCGCTGCTCTATGCGTCGTGGGGGTGGCATGTCCTCCCGGTCGTCCCGGGGGGCAAGGCCCCAGCAAACCAGCATGGGGTCAAGGACGCCCCCGCCTCCCGCTCGGCGCGGACGGTCTCCCACTGGTCAGCTGTCAGCCTTGGCATCAGGACCACACCTCCGTAACGCGGTTATAGCAGGCTTGCGCGAGGCGCAGCCGCGCGCGCAGGGTGTATATCTCGTCGGTCATGGTGGCGATCCTGTCCTCCATTGCCGCGACCTCTGCCGCGACGGCAATAATCTCCGCGGACAGCGGATAGCCACACCGCTGCGCGATGTTTTTCAGCTTGTCGGCCATTTTTGCCATACCTCACCTCAAAACCCTAGCCACGGGTCAACGCCTAGGCACTCCGGCGCGGTAATTGAGCCGGAGGCCCAAGGGCAGGGGAACCGGTGTTCCTGTTGTTGGCCGTGTGCCAAGGCCTTTCTCTCTGCGTATTTGCGCTTGGCAAGCGCGCGGTTGCGTTGGAGGCGCCGCGCGTGCTCACAGTCCTTGGAGCAGGTCTTGGCTGCTTGTCTTGGCGGCGCAGGGAGGAAGGTGCGGCCGCAGATGACACACTGCCTCTCTCTCATTTTTCCCCCGTTGTTTCGCGCACTACCGCGGCCCATGCCGCGGGGGTTGAGTCCACCACATACTCCCATCCCCACTGGTGCTTGGCTCCGAGGGCTGCTTCCAGGGGCCACAGGACGCGCCATGGGCGTCTATCGAGCCGGTACCACACGCAGGGTATCCCACCACTGGAGGCCGCCTGTGCGGCGGCCTGTTCCCACCAGGAGCGCATGGTGGCCTCCGAGGCGTTGGCGTAGCGTTTGACCTCGATGCACCAACCTGGGACGCCGACGATGTCGGAGTCGCCGTTGTGCTGGCGCACCTTGCGCGTGGCCGCGACCCCCAAGATCTCCGAGATAATACTGGCCACCTCGCGCTCGCCGCGCTTCCCCTTTTCCCTGCTCGCCTTTCCCATGCCGTCCTCCATGTGTTTAGATAGATGGCCCGTCTCGTGGGCCAGCCGGCGAGCGCCCCGGAGGAGGAGAGGCAGGGTGCCGGTCGCTCGCTGCCGTGGTTACCTGCCGCCACTCACGGCTTGGCGGGAGGATGGTGCGATGGCCATTTCCGTCAATAATGGCAGCAAAACGTCAGCAAGGCGTTGGTTGTTTGCTTAACATGTAAGGCATGATGCTACATAAATCAAGTGGTTGACCGCTTGCTCGCTTTTTTGAGAATCGCATCGACCTGTGCGTACAGCTCCGGACGGCTGCATCGCATGTAAATGTAGTCCCTGGAAAACCCTATCCGCCCGGTGCTGGCGTTCCTCACCAGCCAGTAGTTCGCCTTGTTGGCGGCGCGGCCATTCGCCACGATCTTGTAGGTCAGCCAGTCCGGTGTGTGCTTCTGCGGTTTGCCAAACACCAGCCATTCAATGCCGTCTGCGTCCCGGCATGTTCCGACGTGCTCCCAGCCCTCGTTCGGGCTAGGCACGTTGCCCGCGTATTTCCTACCCATTCCGTTGTTCCCCCATCTCAATCATCAGTAGCTGACGCAGGTCCTACCTTAAAGGGTTTGCGCCAGCATGTCAACACAACAACTACCAACAGTCACGCCTCACGCATGGAACAGTTCCCGCCGCATCGGTAACCGGTAACTGGTAACTACCCCTTATATAAAAGGGGGTAGTTACCATTTGTTACCGGAACGTACCGACGCCTTGCCCCCGGTAACAAATTACGTTTTGTTACGTTACAGTTACCAGTTACCGCTCGCCCTTACGCATCATCATCGAGCTTGCATGTGCCTCGTTGACCACTATCCATCCACGCTCGAACGGCTCGATGATCTCTGCCAGCAGCAGGTCAGCAATGGGCTTTCCGATTGCGCTCGGCTTGGTGTACTGCCTGGCCGAGGCCTCGCTGACGCCCAGTATCTGGACCAAATAGTCGATCATGCCCGACCGGCTAAGGTAGGGTAGGCCGTTGCGCTCCTCGCATCCGGAGGCCCACCAGGCGTTCTCGAATGTCTTGCGGTGGGCTTCAATCTTGCTTTCCTTCCTGGCGGGGGCCACGGCCTCGGCCTGGATGACGACGGCCGACGTAACCGGCTGGCCGTCCTCGTCGTACCAGCCGGGAATGGAGACCTGCTGCAGCTCGACGTAGATGGGCTGGGCCAGCTCGGCGTCCTTCGACTTGCGCTGCACGATCTGCATGGGCGCGCCGTCCTTGCCCGGCACGACGCTGATCTCGATGTCCAGCGCGCCGCGCCATGCGCTAGAGCCGCGCGCCCGGTGCTGGGCCTCTTCTGACACGCCGGTGTGGTGCACCAATATCACGCTGCAGCCAAACTCGTTCATCATGGCGTTGCAGGCGTCGAGCATGGTCTTGGCGTCTTGAGCGCTGTTCTCGTCGCCGGCCAGAAAGCGGTGCAGCGTGTCGACCACGATGAGTGACGGCCTCACCGGCAGGCCGCGCAGGTGCTCCACGACCTTCAAATATCCGGCTGGCGTGTTGAGGTCGCAGCCGTCACGCGATAGCCACATGGACAGGTGCCCGGCCTGGTGATAGTGCTTCCAAGCTGCAATGCGCCCACGCAAGCCGTGGTGACCTTCGCCGGCCAGATAGACCACATTGCCCGGCTTGACCTTGTGACCACACCAGTCGCTCATCCCGCTGGCCATGCGCAGGCACCAGTCCAACACCACAAATGTTTTACCGCCGCCTGATGGGCCGTGGACCATGATCAGCGCTTGATCCTGCACCCACCGCTTTACCAGCCATGAGATGGGGGCAGGCTTGGCCGAGAAGTCGTCGGCCGGGATCAGCCAATCGTCTGCCGGTGGCAGCAGCAGGCTGGCCAGATCGTGTCCCGCCCTGGCGTAATCGTTGGCGTCCATCCCCTCGATTGGAGGAATGACCACGCGCACGCCGAACTTGACCGAGGCTTGCTCAGCGTAGCGCTGACCCACGCCGGACGCGTCGTTGTCGGCCACGATCACGATGTCCTGGGTCGCGCCGTACATCTCGCGCAGGATGCCGGTGACAGGCACCATGTTGCTGGCGCTGTACGCCACGACGCATGGGCGGCCGGTCGCCTCGTGAATCGTAGCCGCCGTGGCGAAGCCCTCCGCCACGTACAGCGTGCCTGGCTCGTCCATCGTGCCGAGCATCCAGAATTTGCCGCCTGTCTGGCCGCCAGGGTGGAAGAGCTTGCTGCCGTCGTGGGCGATGTACTGCAGGCTGGAGAGGCTGCCGTCCTGGCCGTACAGGGGCACCACCAGGCGGCCGTCGCCGGTCACGCGCGCCCCATGCACGCCGATGCCTTTGCGCTGCAGATAGGGGTGCTCTGGGCTGGCTGCCTGGGCCGACGCCCAGATTGTCTCAACGGTCGCCGCTGCCACCTCGCGGCGACGCTCCATCTCGGCATCGCGCAGCGCCTGGGCTTCGGCCATCCGCCTGGCGTGCATCATCTCCTCTGCAGGCGACAATTGCCTACCGACGTCAGCGCGCCATGCCACTTCGACGCCAGCGCGCCAGCAGCCAAAGCGCCCGGCCGGCACGCCGTCGCCGAAGGCCACGTACCAGCCTGCCTTGTCGCCGGGACCGGATTTGCCATTGGTGCCAGATCGGAACCTGTGCAGCCTGCCATCGAGCTCCACGTGGTCCGGTGGTTCAAGGCCTGCCGCCCGAATGGCGTCGATCAGCTGCTCCTCCGGAGGGGCAACGCGCTTTTCTGGTGGTGGCGACCAGGGGCCGCTCAGGATTTTAGTCAGATCCGCCATACGTCACCCCCCTTGTGATGTAGTCCGACAGAGCCCGGATCACCTTGTACGTGGGGTTGGCATCGGGGTTGTCGCGTATCTCCCGTATGGTGTTATAGTGCAGGCCGGTTGCCTCCGCCACCTTGGCCAGCCTGCGGTCTCGCAGGGCGGCGCGGATCTGCTCTAATGTCAGCATATTCAATCCTCCGTAGAAATTTCCCATCAAGGTGTTGACATGTTACTGCGAGTTGTAGCAGAACGCAACCACTGCGCGACCGGATTGGCCGAAGGCGCAGCAACACAAAGGAGGTACATGATGGCAATCAGTGTAAAAACCACTGGCAGCCTGGCTGCCAACGGGGTAAAGCTGCTCGTGTATGGGCAGGCAGGGGTAGGCAAGACTACCCTGATCAAAGCCCTGCCTGACCCGATCATTCTCTCTGCTGAGGGCGGGCTGCTGTCCATTCGGGACGCAGACCTGCCCTATATCGAGATCGCCGATCTTGATACGCTGAGGGAGGCCTATGCGTGGCTCGCCGGGTCGGACGAGGCCAAGGCGTACCAGTCCGTGGCGCTCGATTCGATCAGCGAGATTGCAGAAGTGGTCCTGTCTGCGGAGAAGCGGGCGACGAAGGATCTGCGGCAGGCCTACGGTGCGATGCAGGAGCAGGTGGCCGACATTATTCGCGCCTTCCGCGACCTGCCCGGCCGCCACGTCTACATGAGCGCCAAGCTCGAAAAGACGCAGGACGAGCTGGGCCGGGTCTTGTACTCGCCCTCGATGCCCGGCAACAAGACCGGCCAGGCGCTGCCCTACTTTTTCGATGAGGTGCTGGCGCTGCGCGTTGAGAAAGACGCCGAAGGCGTCATCCAGCGCGCCCTGATGTGCGACAGCGACGGCCTCTGGCTGGCGAAAGATCGCAGCGGGAAGCTAGACATGTGGGAAGCGCCCGACCTTGGCGCGATCATCGCCAAGATACAGGGAGGCAAGTGATCATGCCAGACAAACTGACTGATGATCTCAACGAACTGGCCGCCATGTGGCTGGCGGCCAAGAAGGCCGAGCGCCAGGCGATCGAGGACCGCCGCAGGATCGAGGATCGCATCAAGTCCTTGGCCGGGGTCGCCGCAACACTGGATGGCACCGAAACGATCGATCCGGACCGGTACACGATCAAGATCGTCGGCCGCATCGACCGCAAGGTCGATAGCGACAAGTTGCAGGAAATTGCAGCCGAGCACGGTTTGGCCGATCACCTGTCCTATCTGTTCCGGTGGAAACCGGAGATCAACATGACCGCATGGAAGGCGGCCGACCCGTCCATCACCAGCCCCCTGTCGGCGGC